CTTTACATGCTTTCTTAACTCTCTGTCTGTAAAGTCCTGCCTGCTTTATCTCGTCTATTGCGTCAAGCATGCAAGAATGCGCAACATCATTTGTACCACCGATGATAGTATGGAACAGTGCTGAAACATGTGTATATGTTTCACGGCTTTTATCGCTTATGCCTATAGCCTTACTGAACTCCTTTGCAGTAAGGACATGTGAACTGAATTTATTCATTGCGATATGCCCCTCCATGCTCTATACGTCCTGCTGCTTCTGTTCCGAAAACCTGCCATAGACCGCTTTCAAACTGACATATATGGTCTCCAAGGCGTGCTATCGTTCGTCCTTTGGTGTGGCTTTTGCCAAGGATAGCGGCAGGTTTGCCATCTGCATCCTTTGTAACCGACATAACACATGGCAGGTTGTATATTTTATCCATGTTTTTCCCATCAAGAAGAATATCTAAAATTACTCTCATTTATAAAAGTTGAATTAAGTAAACAAACAGTATTAATAATAGAAATGCCGCCACGATGTACCATGGAATATTAATAATTCCCATAAGGCTCAATGTGGTAAGCACGACATGAAACACGATAAGGATAAAAAGTGCTTTACCCATGAGTATTTCTCCTATTGGGAGCCGATACGCTATACTGTTCGTATAGTTCCCTTTTTCGTTCCTCGTAATTAACACCGTAATACTCTGCGTCAAGTTGAGCATATTTACGTAGAAGTGCTCTCATGCATCGTGGAAAGAAGCGTGCATTTGTGTTTATTATCCTTGCACTAAGGACACGGCTTTTTATCTTATATTCATTCTCCGTCATTTTCTCCTCTTTTGATTAATAATATTGGAATACTGATTATCCACAAAGCGGAAGCTACAACCGCTTTGGAAAACTGTTCATGACTTGCTATGCCCTCATTTTCCACGATACAACGAAGTATCAAGGGAAAGGAGCA